ACCACAAACGTGCCGGCATCGGTGCGCACCTCGCGCAGGCGGTACCAGTGCGTCTTTTTGGGGCCAAAGCGCCGCACGCGGCCGGTCAGGTCCAGCGGCAGGGGCGGCACCTCCAGCCCTGCTGCCAGCATCTGGCCGACCACGTCTTGCGGGTTCACGGGTTAATCACCCTCGCCAGCAGCTTGGAAGCAATGCGCTCTTCCATGTCAAATCCGTCCACGGTTGGGCCGATGCGAATGACGCGGTTGGCCTCATCGACATAGCCAAAGCCCAGCAGCGGGTCGGCGCGGTCCTTTGTCGGTGGCTCGATTCGCAGTAGCTTGACCCTGCGGCCCCTGATCGTTTCGTAGAAGTAGCCAATGCGCGCCTCAAACTGCACCACCTTGCGGCCAGTGGGCAGCGCGCGGCCGGCGGCGGCCTCTCTAGAGACTCGTTGCCCTGCCATCAGCTCAGCCCTTGCGTGTGCTCAGTGCCCGCCCTGGCGCCTGCGCAACCATGGCGGCCATGGTTCAGGCTTGCCAGGGAGGGGGAAGAAAAAACGCGCCGCCGCGCATGGCCATGCTGCTGGGCCAGGGGCGCCCGGTGGCCATGCCCGGCAGCCGGCATCACGGCCGGCCAGCCTGGCGCAAAGGGGCAGCGACTGGCGCCTGCGAAAGCGCCGCTGCCCGCGGAGACTCGGTTGGAGATGTGAAAGGGCGGGCGCCCTGCCCGGTGTACGCTGGCGGCTCCTACACCAGACAACGCCACCAGGAGGGCGCCCATGAACGAAGACGTTTCCTTGAATCCGCAAATCAGTATCACGAACCACGATGCAGCCCGCTGGCAGGTTTCATATCGCGTGATAGACGAAAAGGCGCCTCTGCACATCGAGTTCACTGTGCTCGTCTCCAAACCAGATGCAGAACCTTGGACGCTGCACGACATCGAAAGTGGCGCCTTCACTGCATTGGCCGACTGGCTGGCGGTGCTGAGCTCGCGTCGATCGACGCACGAATAGCCGCCTCTAGCCGCTGCAATTCATCTTTACTTGGGCTGCAGCCTTTCTTCGGGGGCGGCGAGATGCGCTCCAGCGCGGCGCGGATGCGAGCCAGCTCGTTGATGACCTCCCGTAGCGCGTCCACCTCAAGCCTCCTGCGCCGCCACCTGCGGCCGCGCAATGTCGATGACTGGCCGGCCGGCGGGGTGGGGCCAGGCGGGGTCTGGGATGCGGGCCCAGTGCACGTCGGGGCGTAGGGTCTCGACGGTGACGGTGGCCTGCGTGGCGCGCTCGATGGCGGGGCAGCGCTCTTGCGGAATGCCCCGCTTGCGCCATTCGATGACAGACGGCACGCGACAACCGACCATCCGCGCTACTGCGGTCGGACCGCCAAGTTGGTCAATCATGCTCATGGGCGCGGATCATAGGTGCACCTATGTGTCTTTTGCAAGGGGCACCTAATTTGTTTTCCCTTAGCCTTGCCTAATGGGAGACCTTGCCACTCGGATGCAGATCGCGCTCGCTCAGAAGCGCGGCGGCTCACAGAGCGACTTGGCCAGGGCGTGCGGAGTGAAGCAGCCCTCGGTTCATGCGTGGCTTAGTGGGCGAACGAAAACGCTCAAGGCGGCCACGCTGTTAAAGGCCGCAAAGTACCTAGGAGTGCTGCCTCGTTGGCTTGCTGAAGGCTTTGGACCGATGCGCGAAGGCGAATCGCTGAGCACAGTGCTTCTGGCAAAAGAGCCGGATGCGTCTGATCTGCCAGCGTGGCCCTTCCGCTCGATCAGCCCAGTTGAGTGGCTGGCGTTGTCGCCAGAACTTCGCGCGATGGTCGAAGGCTATGCGCGCGGTCTGATGTCCTCGACCCCTTCATTGCGCGCAGCGAACCACTGACGACAGGCCGCGTTCTGCGGCTGCCGGTTCAATACCGCCAACCGGCACAGTCTCAGCGCAGCGCAGGCGGGCACGTCGCCCGCATCCTTCCGTTTGCGCAAATCTGAAACGCGACGTTTAGTGCGTCATGCTTGGCGCCATTTCTGATCACCGATCGCGCACTTGTCGTTGCTCGTGAGCGAATATAGGCTTGCCTATTGACGAAACGCATAGGCGCACCTAAAGTCCACATCCACGCCCCAAGACAACGGCACAGCCGGGGGCGGAGGATGCGATGGACAACCTGCACCCCGACCTGGCGGCCCTGGCAGCCGCCCTGGCCGCTGACGCGGCCGAGCACGCCCGCGTTGAACAAGCCACCGCCTTTGCCCGCGCCTGGGCTGCGGTGGGGGAGGCGCTGCTGTGAGCCGCGCCCGCACAGAGCAGATCGCCAGCGTGCTGCTGGCCGTCGCCATCGGCGTGCTCTTTGCCGCCGCCGTCGTCCACTGGATTGACCTGGAAGGCATCACCAGCGGCCAGGCTGCGCACGCCGCCGGCCTGCTGGCCCTGCCCGGGCAGTGGCTGCGCCGCTACTGGGCCTGGGCGCGGCACCACGTGCGCCTGGACACCAACCGCCGGCAGCTCAAGTGGATTGAGGAAGACATCGGGCACATGGAGGCCGAGCTGGCCTTCCTGCCGCAGCACATCCGCTACCTGCGCGGCGAGGCGGCGCGGCTGCGCGTGTGCATTGCCGTGGCCGAGCGCCAGGGCCCGCAGCTGCCGCCCGCCCACACGGAGCCCCAGCCATGAGCGCCTGGGTGCAGGGCGTGGTGGAGAGGACCTACCGCTGCAGCAGCATCACCCCGGCCGCGCCTGGCGTGGTGCAGGCCCAGGTGCGGGTGGTGATCCGCCAGCACGCCATGGCCGGCCCGCGCGTGCACGCCCTGCTGAGCTGCGGCTATGGCGACGCAGGCGAGCAAGCCGCCACCCTGCTGCGCAAGCGCCTGAAGGCCGGCCGCGCCTGCACCGCGCAAGGCAAGTGGCTGGCGCCCCTGCAGCAGAGCATGGACCTGCTGCTGGTGGGGTGTCATGAGATCCACACCGAAGAGTCGGTGTGTGCGGCGGTCAAAGAGACGGAGGCTGCATGAATGAGCTGGCTCTTTTCGCAGGCGCTGGTGGCGGGATTCTGGGGGGGGGGATCCTTGGATGGAGAACCATCTGCGCCGTCGAATGGGAACCCTACGCCGCAAGCGTACTTGCCGCCCGACAGAATGATGGCCTTCTCCCGCCCTTCCCGGTTTGGGATGACGTTCGCACCTTTGACGGACGACCATGGCGCGGCCGTGTTGACGTCGTTTCTGGCGGCTTTCCCTGCCAGGACATCAGCGTCGCAGGCAAAGGCGCCGGCATTGACGGAGAGCGCAGCGGCATGTGGGCCCACATGGCGCGCATCGTTGGCGAGGTTCGACCCCGCTACGTCTTCGTGGAAAACAGCCCAGCGCTCCTTACTCGGGGACTCGGACGAGTGCTCGGTGATCTGGCCGCGCTCGGGTATGACTGCCGATGGACAGTGCTGGGAGCTGCCGACGTTGGAGCGCCGCATCGGAGAGACAGATTCTGGCTTGTGGCCCACGCCGATAGCCAGCGACAGTCGTGGCAGCAGCGGCCGGCCGGCTCTAGGCAAGCAGGTCCAACTGGTGGATGCGGTGAAGTGGCCCACGCCGACGGTGTGCGGCAACTACAACCGCAAGGGCGCCAGCCCGACCAGTGGGGACGGCCTAGCGACTGCGGTGCTGAAGTGCGCGACGCCCACCGCCAGGGACTGGCGGTCGGGAAAAGCCAGCCAAGCCACGATGGAGCGCAACTCGCGGCCATTGAGCGAGCAGATTGGTGGGAGTCTGAACCCGACGTGGGTCGAGTGGCTGATGGGGTGGCCGCTGGGGTGGACCGACTTAAAGCCATTGGCAACGGACAGGTTCCGCTGTGCGCCGCTACCGCATGGCGAGCGCTTGCCAATGGCCATCGTTTAACAGAGACCGAGGCCGCATGAACATTCCAGACCCCATCGTCATCGGCCTGGCCGGCCACGCCGGCGCCGGCAAAGACACCGCCGCCGCGTATTTGGTGCAGCGTTACGGCTTCGTCCAGGCCGCCTTTGCGGACCCCATCCGCAGCATGGCCCTGCTGCTGCTGGAAGAAGCCGGCATTGACCACCGCTGGCTCACCGACCGCGCCTACAAAGAGCTGCGCATACCCGGCCTGGGCGTGAGCGCCCGCGCGCTGATGCAGACCATCGGCACCGAGGTGGGCCGCCACCTGCACCCCAGCATCTGGACACGCCACATGGCCCTGCGCCTGGGCCTGGCCGGCGCGGGCCTGCCCAACACCTACCCGGTGCACGACCGCATCGTCATCAGCGACGTGCGGTTTCAGAACGAGGCGCACTGGGTGCACCTGGTGGGCGGCAAGGTCATCCGCCTGCACCGCAACCAGGCCGCCGCCGTGCGCACCCACGCCAGCGAGGCCGAGCTGCTGACGCTGGACGCCGACATCGACCTGCACAACCACGGCGAGCACTTCGCCGGCCTGCACGGGCTGCTGGATGGGGCGATGGCGGAGTGTGGGGTGGAGGAGCGGGCGTGGCCAGAGCGGCAGCTGCCGGCCGACCCGGCGGCGCAGGTGGCCGTGGACAGCGAGGGAGGGCTGATCTGATGCCACGCACTGCGCAGCGCCCCAAGCGCAGCAAGGCTTACCGCCCCCGCCCGGTCAACCCCGAGGCCCACCTGGTGGCCATTCAGGGCGTGGCCTGGCTGAGCCGGGACGACCAGACCCTGTGGGCCCTGGCCATCGATGACGCCGTGCGCGCCGTCGCCCGCGGCCAGGCCAGCCAGGCGCACTGGCGCGAGATCTTCGATGCGGTCAACCTGGTGGAGGAGCTGGTGCGCATGCGCAAGGCGGCTGATCCGCACGGCCTGGTGCAGACCGCGCAAGACGCCTGCGTGGCCATCTTGGACCGCCAGCGCGACACAGGCGTGCGCACCGCACGCGCCGCCGAGCTGGCCGCCCTGGACGCGCTGCGAGCGGGCTGGGTGGAGCTGATGAGCGGCATCACCCAGGCCGAGCGCTTCCAGGCCGGTGAGGCAGTAGCGCACCGCGTGCGCCGGGCTCTCACGGGCGGTGAGCCTGGTGCGCGCGTGATTCATTTGCTGGAGGCTGCGTGACGCCAAACCCATGCGGCGCTGACCTGGTCGGCACGCCCACGCGAAAGCCATGAGCGTGGCCGAGCACGCGCCCACCCAGCAGATCCGCCCGGCTCGGCGCCCTCTTGCGCCGCCCTCTGGCGTGATCGACAGCCTGCCCGAGAAGCTGCGCGCCATGGCCACCCGCGGCCACCAGGTGCGCGCCGCCGACGTGGCCAGCCTGGTGAAAGCTGCCCACGCCATCGAGGCCCAGCGGGCCATGCTGGACCACGACCTGCGCGTGTATGCGCAGCTGATTGGCGACCTGGTGGAGACCCGCACCCAGCTGCTCAGCCTGCGCGAGTTGATGCAGGCCGGGCTGGATAGGAGGGATGAACTGTGACAACGATGATGAAAGACGACCTGCACCAGGCCATCGAGGCCCTGGAAGAGGCTGCAGCCGTGCTGACTTGGCCCGGCTTCGCCAAAGGCGCGCAGGCGCTGCGGCGGGTGCTGGAGGCGGTGGAGCGCGTCGAGCGCGTCGGCTCCGAGCACTGCGCAAAGGCCTGCGAGGCCAATGCTTTCAAGATTGAGATCCGGCGGCTGCGGGCAGCGCTGGCTCGGCAAGAGGAGGCAACTGTCAAGGATTGCTTACAGGTTGCGCAAAAGGAGCGCGAGGCCTGCTTTCTCCTGGCCAAAAAATACGGTGACCATTGGACGGCTGACGCCATCCTCTCCAGGATGCAGGGGAGTACACCCCATGGCTACTGATTTGATATCCGCTGCTGAACAGGCGCTGGAGGCGTTGGAAGAGTTGAACGGCTGGCAGTCGCTCGCGCCGCCGTCGGCGTCCCAAGCTGGCAGAAAGGCGGCAATCAACCTCCGCGCCGCGCTGCAGCAGTCAAACCGAGCACAACGCATGCGGGATGCTGGCTTTACTCGCGGGCCAACTATCCGAGAAATGTCGGAACAGAAGCCGAATTGGCGCTTGTCATGCGGCTGCCTGTCGCAATACGGCGGCATCCCTGCAGAGTGGCCATCAAAAGACCGCGAGGGCAACCCTGCGGTTGAATACGGCGTGGTATGCGAGCGGCACTGGCACGAGTACGGGGCAAAGTAAAAGGAGAGAGCACACCATGACCACCACCCAAGACCTGAGCAGCATCCAGGCGCAGATCGACGAGCTGCAGCGCAAGGCCCTCGAGCTGCGCACCAGCATGGACGACCCCGAGCTGCCCGCCGCCTGGCGCAAGCTGCAGGCCGGCGCGAACTGGTACCGCTACGTGCAGATGACGCCCGCGCAGGGCGAGCTTTTCCGCCAGGACGGCTGGGAGCCGCTCTACCGCCGCCAGCAGCGCATGGCCGAGATCAAGGCCCGCGCGCTGGCCAGAGTCCACCGCGGCGTGGCGCTGGTGCGTGCCACCGAAGCGCACCACGGGATTCACTGAAATGCTGCTGACCGCAAGCGACGTGGGCCGCCAGTTGGGCATCAGCCGCCGGGCCGTGTATGACCTGGCGTATTCTGGGCGGCTCATCTGCTACCGCGTGGGCGCCAACGACGGCGCCATGCGCTTCAGTGCCGCTGACGTGGAGACCTACCTCGCATCATGTCGATCTACTGGTCAAAGAGTGACAAGCGCTGGCGCTTTGAGTTCGACCGCTATGTTGCGGGCCGCCGACACCGACTTACACGACTGCTTCCGCAAGGCTGGAGTCAAGCTCAAGCTGACGCGTTCGACCGCACGGAAACCGCGCGCCTCTACGGCCTTGCATCTGGCATCGCCCGCGACGAGCCCCTGATCGACCAGGCCGTCAAGCACTACCTCACCGACAAGACTGCGCTCAAGAGCTACAAGAGCGCCGCCGAGCACCTCAGCGCCATCGCCTGGGCCTGGCAGGGCCGCCCGATGAGCGAGCTGCCCGCAGTGGCCCAGGAGGTCATCAAGACCGCCGACGCCGGCCCGGCCACCCTGAAGAACCGCCTGGCGCTGCTGAAAGCCGCCTGCCGCTGGGCCTGGAAGGGCCACGGCCTCACCGACACCGACCCCACCGCCCGCATGCTGCTGCCGGCCGTGCGCAACGCCCGCAAGATCTACATCACGCGCGAGGGCATGCTCAAGGCCTGCCGCGCGTGCGGCAGCTGGCAGGCGCAGATTGCCATCCGCGTGTGCTTCTACACCGGCATGCGCCTGGGCGAGCTGTGGAACGTGCAGGTGCAGGACAACCTGCTGGTGCTGGCCGACAGCAAGAACGGCCAGCCGCGCGTGATACCCGCGCACCCACGCATCCGCCACCTGCTCAAACACCTACCCCTGACGGGCCACAAACGCGGCGTGCAGGCCGCCTGGACGCGCGCCAAAGACAAGGTGGGCCTGGGGGATGTGCGCTTTCACGATCTGCGCCACAGCGCGGCCAGCGAAATGGCCAACGCGGGCGTGCCGCTTTTCACCGTGGGCCAGGTTTTGGGCCACAAAAGCCCGGTCAGCACCCAGCGCTACGCGCACCTGTATGCCGACACTTTGGCCGAAGCTGTGGGCCAAATTGGCCGCAAACGGGCCTGACTTGGGAGGATTTCCCCACAGTGCCTGCTGCTGAGGGCCCCTAACGCCACTTGAGAAAAGCGCGCTAAGTTGTTGATTTTGGCGGAAAGGGAGGGATTCGAACCCTCGGTACTGGAGAACCAGTACGCCGGATTTCGAATCCTATGCGACACCCGCGCTACGAGGGAAGCTCCCTCGTGAAATGGGCGCAAAACAGGCATCTGGAGGGGTAGTTTGGGCAGAAATCCCCACAGTCCAGGCTCATTTGATGAGCTACCTGGTCGCGCCCTTCATTTTTTCAATGGAGCGCAGGCCGCCAATTCCCAGCATGCCTGTCACCACCACCCACATGAGGTCCATGTTCAGAGTGGGCGGTGCGGGCCAGCCGCGAATGCCCGCCCACCAGGAAAGTAAGGGCTGCAGGATGGTGGCGTAGACAAAGCCAGCGGCGCCGCACCAGCCAAAGGCGGGGCGCCATCCGGCGACGAAGATGCTGGGGTGCTGTGCTTCGCGGGCGTTAATTTCGAGCTGGGCAATCACCTGCTTGAGTTCGCCCTCAGCGGCCATGCGCAGAAGCTCCATCTCGGCCTCGCGCTTTTTTTCGGGGTCCGGGACGAAGCGCTCCAGGATGGACTTGCCCAGGTCAAGCACCGGGCCGAGGATGAGCGGGTTCATGTGGTCAGGCCTCCATCAGGTCTGCAATGCGCCGCGCCCAGCCGCGGCTGAAGGCGGGCCAGTTGGTCAGGCCCGTCATGAAGCGCAGGCGCTGGGCCAGCAGGCGCAGCTTGAGGGCCTGGTTGTCCTGCGCATAGGCGGCGGCCAGGGTTTGCGGGCCGATGATGCCGTCGGCCTCGACGCCCAGGGCGCGCTGCAGCCAGAGCGTGGCCTGGCGGTGGCCACTGTTTACGGCGGCGTCAAACATCAGGTAGCGCACACCGGGTGGCAGATCGTCGGCGCGGATGGGGCGCCAGTAGCGGTCGAGATAGACGGTTTTGGCCAGGTCGAGCGGCAGCTCGCGCATGTCGCCCTGGTAGCCCGCCTGGCGGGCCACGGCCTCGGTGATGCCAAAGCGGGTTTTGCCGCCGGGGTCGGCCGCGTGGTCGGAGTAGCCGCCCTCATGGCCGAGGAGGAGATCGAGCGCGGTGTCGAAGTTCATTTGCAGCCTACCTTCTAACTTCGTGTTTGAAGGCCTCCCACGCGGCCAGGGCCAGCCAGCCGGCAGCCACCCACAGGCCAGCTGTCAGGAACTTGGAGAGCACCTCGGCCTTGAGCTTGGCCCAGCCGTCAGCGTCGCGGATCTTGCGCTCATGGGCCATGCGGTGGCCGTGCGGGTCACCCTCGGGAAAGGCCGAGGCAAAGGTGGCACGCAGCGCCGCAAACTGGGTGTCCATGTGCTGAATGATCTTGGTCTCGTGGGCCTGCATGGCGTTGGTGAGGGCGGTGGAGATCATGAGCTGCACGCGGTCTTCAGTGAGGGCGGCCTGGCGGCGCTCGGGGCCGGTGTAGCTTTGCTGGTCTGTCATACGGCTGCGCCCTCCTGCGCGGCGGGGGTGGTTGGAATCAGCGGCTGGTGCGATCAGAGCCCGAGCTTGGCCTTCTCAGCTCGGCCCCATGCGCGGCAGGCTTCGACGTGGTCGTTCCAGGCGGTGGTCTCGGCGCTTGGGGCGATGCGCAGCAGCTTGATTTCGTCGTTGATGCTGTACAGCTCGCGGATCTTGTCGACCACTCGCTGGTCGATCAGGCGCACGTGTGGGCTGGCGGCGCGGATGGTGTCGCGCACGTCCACGGGCAGCGGGCTGGGCAGCGTCTCGATGCTGGGCGCGATCTGTGCGGGCTGGTCGGCCGGCAGCGTGGCGCCGTCGTCCAGCACGACGATGGTGCGGCCATCGGCCAGCGTGGCGATTTCCTGGCCCTGGCGCTGGCCAGGGGCGGATTCAGGCAGCCGCAGCTCGAAGGTGTTGATGGCGGTGATGGTTTTGCGGTAGGCGATGAGAGAGGGCATGGTGGTGCTCCGTCAGGTAGTGGACGAGGGGTTGATGAGATGCCGTGTGGCGCGCGTGGCCCAGGCGTGAAACGATGGCCTGCAGACGGCCGGCGCGGGCGTCAGCGCGCACTTGGCTGACCAGGCGCGGGCGCACAAAGCGCGCACGGGCCCAGGTGCGGTAGCCCACCCAGTTGAGGCCGCGGCGCAGGGGCTGCAGGCTGTGGTGGCTGATTTCAAGCCCCAGTAGGCCAAGGTGCTGGCGGATGCCATCCAGCCATTGCGCGGCTGCGGCGCGGCTGGGTGCCACCATCACAGCGTCGTCCATGTAGCGGCCGTAGTCCCGCACGCCCAGTTGGCGCTTGCAGAAGTGGTCCAGGCTGTTGAGGTACAGGTTGGCAAAGGTCTGCGACATCAGGTTGCCGATGGGGATGCCCGTGGCCGCTGGCCGCTGGGCAAACAGGTCCAGCAGGCGCAGGGTGTCCGGGCACTTGATGACCTGGCGCACCAGCATGGCCAGGGTCTGGCGGTCTACGCTGTAGAAGAACTTGCGCACGTCCACGTGCAGCGTCCAGGCGGTGCGCGGTGCGCGGCGCATGGCGGCTTGCAGCCAGTCGGCTGCGGCGTGGGTGCCCAGCCCCGTGCGGCAGGCAAAGCTGGTGGCGATGTAGCGGCGCTCAAACAGGGGCCCCACCACGGCGTAGACGGCGTGCTGCACCACCAGGTCGCGGAATGATGGGGCCTCGATCAGGCGGGGCTTGCGGCCGTCGTTGATCCAGAAAGCATTGACGGGCTGCGGCTGGTAGGTGCCGCTGCGCAGCTCTTCATGCAAGGCGTAGATGTTGGCGCCCAGGTTGCGCTCAAACAGAAAGCAGCCTCGGCTGTTGCGCTTGTCTTCGCGGGCGCGCACGTAGGCCTGCATGAGGGCTTGCGGGTGCGCGAAGAGGTCAAAGAGCTGGCCGTGGCGCTTCATGCGTGCACCCCTTGAGGTGCCTGGGCGCCAGTGGTCACCGGTCTGCCAACACGGGCTGAGCGGGCTACTAAAGGGCGCCTGGGCGGCAGATTTCGGCGCCAGCCGCGACGGGGGCTCCCTCTGCGCCGGTCGGCCAATGCCGCATGTGGCAAGCCAGGCTCAGAGTCGGCACGCAACCCGATGTTGTTGTTCGAGTTGGCGCGGGAGTTGTTCAAGTTCAGCGCCCAGACACCGGCATTGCTGCCGTTGTTCCAGTTGCCGCCAGAGATCACACAGAGCATGTCAAGCCCCCACCGCACCGGCAGCCAGGCTGCCGGATTCTTCTGCCGGCACCGTGGCCGGCGCGCCCTGGGCTTGTGGCCCGGGCTGCATTTCCGTCTTGAGCCAGCCGCCGATCATGCGGCCCAGCTCGTCCACCAGGCGCAAGATGACCAGCGCCCGGTGCTCGCCGGGGCGTTCTGGGTCTTGCTTGCCCCGGCTGAAGTTGAACAGCCCCAGCTCGTGGGCCAGCAACAGCAGCATGCGCAGTTGCTCGTGCCGCACATCCAGCTGGGTGAGCGTGGTGCGCTTGTGGTAGCGCTTTTGCGCCTCCGTCACCAGGTTGTAGACGTCCACGTAGGCCGCGCGGATCTGCTGCGTCAGCGCGTACTTATGGCACGAAGGAAAGTGCGCCAGATACATCTCCAGCTGCGCGGCAAACAGCACCAGCTTGCGGTGCAAGCCGGCCTGTGCATGGATGCTGCGGTTCTGATGCGTCATGGCATGAGCCCGGCGCTTTCGCGCCAGGCGTCAGAGTTACAGGTAAGAGGCGGCACGCAACCCGACGCTGCCGTCCGAGGAGGCGCGGGAGTCGCCCAAGACCAGCGCCCAGACACCGGCACCGCTGCCGCCGGCCCAGTAGCCGCCAGAGAGCACACAGAGGTCTGTCGTGCGCGCGTCGTAGAGGTAGTCGTTGCCGAACTGGTTGCTGCCGCCCACACCGCCCATCAGCGGGATTCCCAGGCCGGCAAAGCCCCAGGCGGTGCCGCTGGTGGCGGCGCTGAGCACTTGTGCCGCGTTGCCGAACACCTTGTTGCTGGCCGAGTTGGTCAGGCTTTCGTAGGTGGCGCCAATGCTGTCGTACAGCGCGGCCAGGCCGGTGGCGCCCCAGGCGTCAGTGGCCAGGGTGGTGCCGCCGGTGATAGTGGCCACGTCTGCAGCGGTCTTCAGCACATAGAAGTTGGTGCCGTTGGAGGTGAGGCCCAGCTCGGTCTCCCAGACCACGCCGTTGAGGTCTGCGATGCCGCAGAGTTGGCCGTTGTGCGTAGTGCGCGCCATGAAGTTGGCGCTGCCGGTCTTGCCGCAGGCGTAGGTGCCGTTGCCGTCGTCCACAAAGGCGATGGCACCGTCATTGGAGTCGCCCAGCGCGTTGTTGTTGCAGCCCTTGGGGAAGTTGGTGCTGCCGGCGCTGTACCAGGCGCAGTAGGTGGTGCCGGTGGCGGCTGAGCCGTGCGCATTGGCCAGCAAGGCCAGGGCGCCGCGGATGAACCGGGTGTTGCAGAAGAAGCGGCTGCCGCGCGTCTTGGCTGCGGCAATGGCGCCGGCCAGGTTGTTGGATGGGGCGCCGGTCAGGCTGGCGAAGGTGGCCGTGGTCAGGCTGCCGCGCTGTGCGCTGGTGATGACCACGCCGTTTTTGAGGCTGGACGCCACCCCGCCGTTGTTGCTGGCCAGGTACTTGTCCACGAACACACCCTGGCGGATGGCGCCGCCGTTGTAGAACGCGCGGTGCAGGGCGTAGCCCGCAGCGTTGGCATCGGCCACGCTGGCCCAGTGGCTGAACGGCTTGATGTCCACCACATTGATGGCGCCGCCGTTGCTGCCGGTGCCGTAGCGGTAGTAGAAGGCCGGGATGTAGACCATCACCGAGCCGTCGCTGTACTGGTAGTTGCCGTAGTTCTCGCTGGCGGGGTCTTCCGTGCCGTAGAGCTTGGCAAAGCCGGCGGGTACTTCGGGCGCGATGCCCACGCCAAAGCCCTGCTGGCCGGCCACACCGATGTGGTTGACCGTGCCGGCGCCGCCAGTGCCGATGCGGATGCCGTTGGGGAAGGCGACGGCCGAACCGTCAGGCGTTTGAATGGTGCGGGTGACGAGAGTGCTCATTGGATGCTCCAGGTGGCGTTGTCTTGAACGGTGACGGTGATGCCGTCGGCGATGGCGATGGGGCCGGTGCTGCCTGCGTTGTAGGCGCTGGGGATGGTCAAGGCAGCGTCGATGCGGCGGGTGTTGAGGCGCACCGGGCTGTCGGGGCTGACGGCCTGGGCCACTGCCGCCGAGGCGGCTGCGGCGGCTGCGCTGGCTGCGGCGGCTGCAGCGTTGGCGGCTGGGCTCTGCGCCGCGATGCCGGCCAGGGCCGCCTGCGCCAGGATGCGGTCAGCCTGCGCGGCATTGGCGCTGGCCAGTGCTTCCACGGCGTTGGTGTAGGTGACGGAGCCCACCGCGTTGGCCTGCGTGCCAAACGTGGGCAGCTGGCCGAGAAAGGCATCAGCCCGGGTGGCAAAGTTGGCCGGGTCTGCCCGGCTGGGCGCCGTGGGCAGCGTGGTGATGGGGGTGGGTGAGGTGGGCATGGTCAGACCAGTCCTTCAATTTCGAGGCTGCAATAGCTCTTTGTGGGGTAGGCGATGTCGATGGAAAAGTCCCGGTAGAAGCCGTAGACCGTCAGCGGCCGGAACAGCTCATCGCCCGGCACGCCCACCCACACGCTGGGCTTGGAGCGCACGCGGGACAGCACCTGCTGCACGCGGGCGATCTGCGCGGTGTCCAGCATCAGGCGCGCGGTCATACGCTTGCTGAAGGCGCGCTCGACAAAGGTGGTGGTGCCGAACTCGTCGGTGTCCTTGCGGCTGTAGTCGATGATGCCCACCGAAGCGCCGTGCTCGGCATCTCCCAGCTCGTACTGGGTGCCCCACACCAGTTGGCCTACCTGCACCGTGCTGGGGCCTGACAGCGTGACCGTCATGCGCGCGTTGGGGTACGGCGGCAGATCCGTCAGCACCAGCTCCTCGATCTGCAGATAGGGCTCGAAGAAGTACTGGTACCAGTCGTAAATGAAGGTGCCGTCCAGGCTTACTGTGCGGCTGTAGATGTTGGGCCCGCCTGCGCCATCGGTGATGCTCACTTGCACCTGGCTGCCGACCAGGCCAAACAGCGCCAGGGCATTGCACAGCCCGGTGGCCAGCACCACGGTCAGCGGCGTGGCCGACACCGTAGCGGTGCTGATCTGGTCATCAAACATCGCGTGCGTGTTGTCCGGTCCCACCAGCACCCAGAAGGTGGGGCTGATGTCGGGCTGGTTGCCGGTGTTGCTGTTGACCAGGCTCTGATAGATGTGCGTGCCGTAGTCGACGAAAGCATCCTTGGCATAGGTGGTGCCAGCGTTGTAGGCAGCGTAGGTCTCGGTGGCCGTGCTGCTCACCAGGTG